ATTAATAGACTTTGAAATAAAATGAGCAAATCTATCAATACCCATATATATGTTATAAATTTATATAATCTTTATAATGTATTTCTAATTAATTCATGAATCTCAAATAATACTTTACAATCAATTTCATTATAATTAATAATATCTTTCATTAATGAATTATTATAAATATCTGTATTCTTATTATCATATAATTCATTTGCTAATATCATCACCATTAATCCATTAGAACACTTATTTTTACTATCCCAACATGATTTTATAAGATTATGTGAATGTAATGCATTTGCAACTGTTTTAAGTGAGAAATTAAATGCACCTACTATTGTAACTGGTTCATTAATAAAAACTTTATTTAAATCATAAAATGATATATGTTTATCTTGTATAATATTATGTGGATTTCTACATTTAAATTTATTATAAATACTAACTTCTGCAAATGACCAATGATATAATTTCGCTTTTGTTTTTTTCTCCTGTTTTAAAATAACTGATATATATTTTATAAAATTATTAAACATTTCTATTTCAGATTCAGCTGTTTTATTTTTCATAATAAATGTTTTAAAAACCCATTTTCCTTTTTTGCTATATCCCAATCCAATCATAAATATAAATGATTCAGAATTATTTAATATAACACCATCTTTAATTATGGAACCAAAATTAGATTGTAATGTTTCAAAATCTAAATAAAATTCTTGTGTATCATTTAATGTTTCTTTCCAACTTTCCCTATCATATAATATCTTATTTGGTTTTATTATACATGCAGTTTGATGATTAATATCTAAAATTTTATCAACTGTAGTTGCAATCCTTCCAGGATTAAATCCCATAATTTTAGCAGAACACTTTGGATCACTCCATCTAAATATATTATTATTATGTGCATGTTCACGCTGTTTAATACCACAATTCCATATATTTGTTATTTCATTTATTTTATTATTTAATTCACATTTAACACCATGCCATTTTCCATCATGATCATTTTTCATATTTGGAAATAATTCCCATCTGCTAGGTAATGGTAATAATTCCCAATTACTACTATTATTTTTAACATCTTGCATCCATTTAATTGCATTTGCAGTTTGTTGAACATATTGATAATCAACAGTATCATAATCAATTACACCCAATCTATTTAAAAATTTTGTATCTTTATATTTAACATTACAACTTTCATATGTATATTGTTTTCCCCATATATATGCTTTATTAATAGTAATACCTAATATTTTATTCAATGCAATTGTATAAATATATAATTGACCTTTATAAGCCGGTATGCTATCTGAATTTAAAATATGAATTCCATCCGCCCTCAATGGAATATTAGAATGTTTAATATCTATTATTTTATAATGATATGGAATTCCTAATTTTGGCGATGGAATATTTGCTTCTTCCTCAGAAATAATATAATTATTCATTAATTTATTTACATAATCTGATCTAACAATTAAATCTGGTGTGCCAAATGTATAATTTTCATAATTATGTAATATACCTTGATATATTATAGGTTCACCTTTCCTCATTAGTTCAATTGTGTCTTTATATTTTTCTATATTTTTACTATCTCTATAATTTGCTACTGTAATTACTTTATGAGATTTTCCTATTAGTTTTATTAATTCATTCTCAAATTCAACACCAGCATTCATTATATAATTTACAAATATATCATTTGTTTTATTATTATCATAGTTAATAATAGTGTCATTATTTCTTGGCTTTGCTCCTGGTATCTTATCAAGAGATGTAATATTATATTCATTTAAATAATCAATCAATGGATCATGTAATAAATAATTTCTAGTGGATGACGCAGAAACCATATAATTCCAATCAATTGGTTGATTATTTATTTTTGATTTTTTATTACTTGTATCTAATGCGGTGCATTTCCTTTTATTATATCTTTCACTCCTAGGTGTTATAGAATCTTCATTACTCATTTGTTGTTTTATATAAATAATAATTATTATTTATATATATATTAAGACATGTAAATATAATATAATATAAATTATTTTCTCATTTAAATTAAAATGTCTAATGGATCAATTACAGAACTTGTTGCTAAAGGAATTCAGGATTGTGAATTAATTGATAGTAATAATAGTTCATCATTATTTGATTTTAATATAACAAAAAAAAATAAATATACAAAAGGTGATATATTATTTTATCCACAAGGGACTAGTAATTGGGGGAATACTTTAAGAGTTAATATAGAAAGAGTTGGTGATCTATTATATGGTTTATATATTAAAATAAAATTACCAAAATTATCAATAAATAATTTATTAATTAATAGTCCACCAACTGAATTTGATACAACAAGTAAATATAGAGTTATGTATACGGATTATGTAGGAAATGTTATTATTGAGAAAGTTAGTTTATATATTAATGGAATATTAATAGATGAATTATATGGTGATTATATGCAGATTTATACTGATTTATATATATCTGATTGGAACCGGAAAGCAATGCTTGGATTAGATGATATTTTAAATAAACCTAATTTGAAAATAGATTCAGAAGTAATATATATACCACTTAAATTTTGGTTTTGCACTGATCAAAAAAAACCATTACCAGTTATTGCTTTACAAAATTCTGATATTTATATTGATATTAAATTAAGAGAATTTAATGATTGTATATGTGTTTTAGAAATACAAAATGATAAATATTATCATAGTGATGTAAAACATAAAATGGCTCCTCTTGAAGAAGTTAGTTTATTAGCTTGTTTTTATTATGCAGATAGTGAAGAAAGAAAAGTATTAGCTAGTAGAGATTATGAAATTGTAATAACACAAACACAAGTAAGAGAAAAAGAAATATCCTCTAATATTATTTTAGAAATTGATTTTAATAATATTGTAAAAGATATATTTTTCTTTATTCAACCTGTAAAACATATTAAATATGGTGAATTTTTTAATTGGACATCTAAAATGAATTATCTACCAGCTGATTTCCTTCCATATACACCAACACAATTATTATTATGGGATTATGAACCATCAAGACATTTATTAGTTAAAGCAAGATTAGTATTTAATGGAATTGAACGTATTGAATGGAGAGATTATAAATATTTTCATTTTATGCAAAATCATGAAAATTATAAAAATTCATTATATTCTTATGTATATATGTATTCATTTAATATTCATCCAACAAAAGATTTTAGTCATTCAGGTTGTAATTTCTCACGATTATCTAATACGCAATTACATGCAGTTATTCAAACAAATACATTTACAATAAATAATACAATACCAATTATATATCCAAAATATGAAACTAGTATATTTAAATGTTATGCAACTAATTTTAATATATTAGTTATTAAAAATGGTATATGTGGTCTTAAATATTAATTAAAATTAATTAATATTAACTACTTAGTCCGTCTTGGATATATCATGGAATTCCGCCGGGGTGTTTTCGCAGGAATTTATATAGTCCTTATTTATATTTTTCACCTCAATTGAGATGACCGGTATAATCACTGTAATTGTGTTATCTTTTATGGGTGCATAAAACTCTATCGCATCTGCACTACCTGGGAAATTGGGTCTCGGTGGCTCGTCGGCTGACATTGTGTCTTAGTTTCAATTATAATTAAAAAGTTATAAATAGTATAAAATTCAATTTTTTTAGTCTTATTGTATAAATCTATTATTGCAAATTTTTTTATAATCATATATATTTAATGGTTGTAAATTACTTATATAATCTGTTCCACCTTGTGAATGAGGAATAATATGAATTATATTCCATCCACCAATATTGGTTTTACCAAATTGTGAAAATTGAATAATTTCACCAGTTATATCCATTCTATATTTTGCTGCATCTAAACCTCTAATTGGTTGTGCTAACATAAATACTTTTTGAATATTACCAAGTCTTCCATAATAATTAGATATGGTGGTTGGCTTTATAATACCAAATCTTCTTGATGAAACAATAGTAATAAGAAATAGAAATCCAATGATGTGAGAACGTATCATTTTATATTTAATAAATAAATAAAATAAATAAAATAAAATATCAATTTTTTTATTTATTTTATAAAAAAAATGAATTTTTTATATTATAACAAATATAATTTATATTTATAAATGCCTCGGGAAATAATTGGACATATTATTGATAAAACTATTATTATTACATATATTATATTTTTATTAGTTAATTGGTATATTATAGATACAATTATATATGAATTAATTAATCGTCACGGTGCAATTATATTAAGTAATGTTGTATCATGGATACTCGGTTTTATATGGTTAACTAATCTTTCTATTTTTTGCTATATTATTTATTATTCCTTGCTATATTATTTATTTAGTAATAATTAATAGAGGTAGTAATTGACCTACTTTCTTTACTAATATATAAAAAATTGAATATTTTTTTATATATAATTTATGTATAATAATTTAACAAATGGAAACCGCGCAACAAATTCTAGAATATCTACGTAATCATCCAGACATTTTAAGAAATTCTGACATAACTAGTGATGACCTTAATATTGCACATAGTGCAGTTGTTGAGTCTATAGCTAAACAAAATCAATTAAAATTACGACAACTGGAATGGCGTCGTATTAATACATACTTGGGACATAAAAGACCACGCGGTCGTAAATCACAAAAGAAATGTCGCAAAAATAGACTTGCAAAGCGTCAAAAATCAATAGTGCAAGCGCGTATTGACGCATCATATCCAAATCCACATTTAGATTGGCGTGAAGAACATATTAGAACAAAAGGTTATGATATACATGATCTTAATTCATATTCATTTAATGACATATTACAATTAGAAGACTAATTGTAGTACATATTATTATCATTAATACTATTTATTATTATAATATTTTTATTAAGAAAATGAAAAAATCCATACAGTGGATTATAATTATAATAGATTTTTTCATAAATTTCATCATATTTAAAAAAATTGAATATTTTTTTACTATAGTGGAGCCAATACAAAATATATATTCAAATAGGATCATGGATGCTCCGCAGTCTCTGAAACTTGTCAAAGAATGGTCTCAGCAACTTGTCGAGAAATGGTCTAAGGACAAGTGTCCATCGTGCGGAAAGCTCTTCCATCGATCAGCTGAGTTACAGACGCTTTTGGATAAGAAGGCATCCAACAAAGTACTACCTGCGCTAATCAGTTGGATTGAAGATTTGCTTAGACTTTGCACGGTCTCTGCCGGTCCCGATAAGTGGTCGGAGAGTCCGCTAGTTAAGAAAACGCACAAGTTCTTGGTACAATGGCATTCGTTTCACGCACAAGGATCAAACGCTACGCTGCTAGCGATTCTATATCTTTGCGCGGAGACTTTATGGAAGTTTCCTCCACATTTCGCAGTATGTGGCTGCAAGGAAGACTACTCGAACGTGCCTAAATGTCCTCATCCAGGTTGTTCACGTAGCGAGCGTGGACAACTCCTTTGTGAGATTCATCGTTCGGCAGCACACTCCACTAGACCAGTACCAAATCACCGGCAGATTGCCTATCGAAATGTGTTCAATCAATTGTCGTGGTATGCACGCGAGTTGCGTGTAGCACACAAGAGGTCCCAAAGAAATGCATGGCGAATGAATGCAAGTGGTGATCAGGATTGTTCGTCATTTGATGATCTCTAAGGTGTGTCCATTTTAACAGTTAATATAATTTTATATAAACCATTCACAACAGTATACATATATTGAATATCAAAAAAACTGAAAATATTTTAGTATAGAAGTATCAATACAAAATGTATATTCAAATAGTTCTTATGGACGACACATTCATTTGCCCCTATCGCGATTGCAGAAAGCCAAAAGACTTATCAGCAGAAGATACCAAATTGATAGAACCACTCAAGAACAGATGCAAGAACATGGGAGGAAATATGATTCCTTTGATTGATCGTTTTGTCACATCCTGCAATGCGCCGAATGACCCTGAAATCAGTGATCTAAACAATTCAGCCAGGAAGTTAGCCGGAGCATACAATGAACTCAATAAATTACCAGAACATCATAAGGCTCATTTTTGTAGACAACTTGACCAGATCGGAAATAACATTCTCGATACAATCATCGCACTTGTTCCGATACCGCACAAGTGTCGTCACGAGATCCCTTCTTGTGAACGGTGCGGTGGTGTTCCCGGGTGCGAGTGGTGTCCTGATAATGAAGGTGTCGATCAGAGGAACAAGCGATGGAAGCAGCACATCCGCAAGTGTGATGCAGGATCTATCATCCGGATAATGAAGAGTCATCAAAATGGTTCAAAAAGAGTAGCGGCTCGCGCGAATCGTTCGGATTACCCGGAAGAAGACATCGCAGCTGGATTATTTGATGAATAGTTGTAGAACTATAAAACTCTAATCATTGACTATATAATTTTATATAGTCTAAAAATACATTATTTTAAAATATTGAATAATATATAAAATACATTATTCAAAAATATTGAATAATATATAAAAAATGATTTTTTTATATCATAAGATATAATTTTTATTTATAAATGGAAATATTTACAGGATTTATAGTAATTGGATCAGAAGACAATGAGTATTTAAATACAACACATGATCAGCCAAATAATAATATAATATTACCTACAGATGTGAAATTATTTAGTTATAATAATGATTATACAGCAACATTTCAATATAAGTTAAATGGTGATATTTATTATATTTTATATAAAATAAATAATAGAAATGGAATACAGTTATTTTTTGAATTATTTAATGATGTGCAATTATGGACTATTAAATATAAGAATCCAACATATATTCATTCTTCATATAGACCTTATTTTGAAATTAAATTTGGAATAAACATTGACATTCAATATATACCAAATAATATTACAACATCTCTAGCATTACATAATATTATAAATGATAAATATACATATGAATCAAATATTATGCATAATACTGGTGACATATTAGCTCATAGTATTATACCAGTGCCAAGTTCAATTAGATTACCTTCCACTTTTAAATTAAATTTATATCCATATCAAAAAAATAGTTTAAAAAAAATGCGTTCAATTGAACGTGGTGATTGTGATATGTTTATTAATTATACATATCCATTTATTTTTGAACAAGCAGAAGCATCTAACAATTCTGCATGTATATTATATAATCCAATTTTAAATAAAAGTGCCTCTATTGATAATAATACTAATATATTACATTTAAAAGCATTAACAAAAGGTGGTATATTAGCTGATGAGATGGGATTAGGAAAGACAATTACATGTATTGCATTAATCATGTCAAATCCACCAGCAGCTAATCAACCAAATACAATATATTCAACAAATTATAAAATAGATAAGATTAATTCAAAAGCAACAGTTATTATTTGTCCATCACATTTAGCTAAACAATGGGCATCAGAAGTTAATCGTTGTAATCCACAATCTAAAGTTTTAACTATTTTAACAAAGAATGATTATAATAATATTACTTTTAATGATTTTATCAATTCAGATATTATTATTACAACTCATCAATTTATTATGAATTTTAAATTTTATCCAACATTATATTATAAAGTGTGTACAGCATCTAGTTTTAATTTTGATGCTCGTGATGTGATAATTAAAAATTATTTAAATACACAATACGCAGAATTAGGATTCCCAGGAATTGGTGAACTGAAAAATCCAATTTTTGAGTTTTTCCATTTCCACCGTATTATAGTAGATGAAGGACATGAGATTTTCAGTGAGAGGATTGGTGCTATATCAGTCAGTCTATATATTGGTAGATGGATTACAAATATTGATGCTAGTTATAATTGGTATATTTCAGGCACACCATTTCCTAATTATAAAAGTATTAAAAATTGTGCAAAGTTTATTAAATTAAAATTAGTTGATGAAACTAATAATCTAACATTTGATTATTCTAATAATTTAGCACAGAAAACAACTGGACCATCTAGTTTTATGTTTAAACGTTATATATGGGATCAAATATTAAATAACTTGTGTATTAGACATTTAAAATCCGATGTTGAATCACAAATTAAAATCCCAGGTTATAATGAATGTACAGTATGGGTCCGCATGACTGATATTGAAAGAAATATATATGATGCTAAAAAAGGAAGAATATCTGATACTCAATTGCAACAATTATGTTGTCATCCACTGGTGGTTGAATCTGCAAAAAAAATGTTTGGTAATGTAGAAATTGATCTAACATTAATGCAAGAACAATTAATTAGTTATCATAAAAATAATCATGATACATATAAGAAAAAGTTAGATAAACTTGATTCAACCCGTCCAGAATATCACATGTTGAAAAAATCATATCAAACACAAATGTCTGAATCATTATATATTTATACATTATTAGAAAAGATGAATGATCCTGAAATTATTGAAGGTGAAAATTGTTCTATATGTATTGATGTTCTTGATAATCCAACAATGACATCATGTGGACATTTATTTTGTTACAATTGTATCAAGATGTGTTTATCACATAAAAAAAGATGTCCTATGTGTAAAGCTGATTTAGAAGGTAAAGATTTAATGGTAATGAATCTTAAGAAAGAAGTTGATACAGAAACAAATCCATTAATATTAAAATATGGTTCTAAATTAGGAAAATTAATTTCAATCACAAGACATTTAGTTGCACAAGACAATACAAGAATTATTATCTTTTCTCAATGGGATGATATGCTTACATTAGTTGGTAGATCTCTCATTGATAATGGTATTGATAATTGTTTTGTTAAAGGTAATGTGATGATGCGTAATGCAGCAATTACTAAATTTAAAGCTGGTAAAAATAAGAAAGGTGATGATAATAAAGTTATTATGTTATGCTTAAAAAATGCAGCATCAGGAACAAATCTTATAGAAGCAACACATATTCTTTTTGTAGAGCCAATTAATGCACCACAGAAAGAAATACAAATTATTGAACATCAAGCAATTGCAAGGGCGTGCCGAATTGGACAGAAAAATCCAGTAATGGTAATTAGAATTTTAATTGAGAATACAATTGAAGAAGATATTTATCGTAGAAATTATGATAATTCAGCAGTAGTATCTTTTACAGATCCTTCATTTATGATTACATAAAATCTATTTATTTATTAAATAATATATTTTATAATTATTTTTATTTTATAAAATAAAAATAATCATAATCATTATTAAATTTTTATAGATTTTCATACATATAATTAAACCATATCCATACATATCCGTGTTGTTGTTGCTGAACGAGATGAAATACTAGATATATTAGCATAGGGTGTAGTGCCTGCACCTGTCGCTATGAATCCTAGATTTACATTATTTGGACCATTTGCATTATATGCAGGTGTATTTGTAAATCCACCTTGCTGATATACTACAGATACTTGTGACCCTGCAACAAATGTAAGCGATTGTGAAGCTTGTTGTGTTAAAACTAGTGTTACATAAGATGATGATACTCCTCCCCATGTAGATAAATTTGCAGTGCCAACAGCAACTCCTGATGATAAATCACCTCTATATACTGTTACGCGATAAGGATCCGATGCAGATAAATTGAAAGCAATAGAGATTTTACTAAATGTAAAATCTATAGGAAGTGTATATGTATATCCATATGCTCTTTGCACTCCTGCTAATAAACCTGTTTTACTAGATGTTGGATATGGATAAATAGATGCAGGAGTTATTATATTAGTTTGACCTTGTGGAATAGTAAAATTCAATATAACACTAGAACCTGTGATACCTGTGTCTGTTATAATTACACTTGTTCCAGGTGCACCAGTAGTTACTGTACCTACAGTAAATGTTTGCGTTGGACCGGTAGGACCAGTAGGACCGGTAGCACCAGTATCACCTGTTGGACCGGTGGCACCAGTAGCACCAGTAGCACCAGTAGCACCAGTAGCACCAGTAGCACCAGTAGCACCAGTAGCACCAGTGGCTCCAGCACCACCTCCACCCCCACCTCCTCCGCCACCAGTTGGTAATAGTAATACATTATATAATGTGTCATTAATTACAGTAGTATCAGCACTACCTGCATTGGATGTAATAGTTATAGTTATATAATCTGGTCCAGTATCTGTAAATGTTCCAATAGTATATTTATATATGTTAGTTTTTGTTTCAACATCTTGAATAACAATAATCATACCACTTTGTAATAAATAACGTAATCCTGAATAATTATAATAATCAGTATAATGTATATTAAATGTATTAATATTATAAAATCCAGTGCCACCATTTAAATTATAAGTCATACAACCAGTTCCCATAGATGAACTTAATTTATATGTATATAATAAATCATACCCACGTGTAGCAGTAGTTAATGTAGTTAATGATGTATTTTCATTTGTATCATATATTGCAGCATAAGCATTTTGACTTGTATAAATACTATAATCATTAATGGATACATTATTTTTAATATATTCAAGAGTTTTTGGTCCTAATAATCCAACATGTGCTAAATAATTATTAACATCAGCAATCATATTTTTATCAATAAGTAATTTACTATTATTCCATACTACTATATGATTAGCACATGCAATTATATTAAAATCTTTTCCAATTTTAACAGTGCTATCATTTATATAAATCCCTGTCGGTATTGTATAACTTGCTTTTGTATTTTCTATTTTAATATTATTTATATACATATGTGAATTATTATAAACACCAATAATATGATTTTCATTGGATGCACTATTTATATCACCTTTGGTAATTGTAAAACAGTCTGTTGGGAAAGTATCATTGCCAACTAAATATAATTTACTATTATTTACAATTATTAATGGTGAATTATTAGTTTTAAAACTAACTATTTCTGATTTTAAACCTGTATTAAGATTAGAATATGAAAATCGTGCAACTGAATTATTTAACAATACTAAACAATTATCAAAATTTTTTATTATGCAATAACTTGATATTACTGTTGAATTATTTATTATTTTTAATCCATAACCTGTAGAGTTATATATATCAGATGTTCCATTATTAAATGGGTTTTTAATAATAATTATATAATTTGAAGCATATAAATAAGAGTTATTAATATATATACCATTAGTTGTTGGAGATGTTTCTGCAGATGTTGCATTACCTGAAATTTCTATATCTCCATTTACAATAACACAGGCATCATTTGTAATGTATAAACCAAATTCCTCAGCATTCATTGTGCGTGTGGAACCTACATTATTTATTATTATTCTATTTTTTATAAATAAACATGATTGGTTACGTATATGAATACCATAACTAATTACATTTGTAATAGTAATTAAATCTGTAGATATTGATGAGTTATCGCATATTTCTATTCCAGTATCACATACACCGCTTGTTTCATTTATATAAATATTTGATCTGGTTATAATATATAAGGTACTATTATTTATAATACTTATACCTATACTTATTATATCATTTAATGTTATATTCAATGTGGTTGCCTTAGAATAATTTAATACTATACCAGTTGGACTATTTGTTATTGTTATACTTTTAAGAAGCACCTCTGATTGTATTATATTAAATCCAGTGTCACATGAATCAATGATCATATTTGCTTCTGTCTCAAAATGACTACCACCATCCATTTTACATCCATCTTCAGTAGCATTACGGATGTCTATTTCTGTATCTGGTATAAATATATATAATTGTGATGTAGATAATAACACAATACATGATCTGAGAGATACTGATGCAGTGATTTTTAATGTATCAAAATATAACACACTATTTATAGAATATATACCGCATGTATTATTTTTAGCATTAATTCTATATCCTTTAAATTCAATATCTTCAATAGGTTTAGTAGATATTTTGGAATTATTTATAAAACAACCATATGTACAATTTTCAATATATATATGATTGGCTATTAATTCACTATTAGATAATAATTTTATTCCAATTATTGAATTTGTCAAAACACCTAGATCTTCATTATTAACGACATCCTCTAAACAGTTTATATATAAACCATTATTTTCTTGTAAATAACTACCATCTGCTTCTCTTTTACTTCTAGTGCCAATTATTAATTTACTCATATCTTTTATAACTAGCCCAGAATCACCAATATTATAATCAACAGATAATTCAATATTCATATTTACATTACATATTACATACGAGTTATTTGATATTGTAATAGTTGTATATTTTGATACTGTAGTAATAGTATTACATATTAATGTAGAATAGTTCTCTATAAATAATCCTATCTGACCAGATGTTACACTCGTATTATAAATATAATTTATAGTATCAATATTCATAGTAGAATTATTATTAATAACAATTGTTCCATATATTGTTTGTAATGAACAATCAGCTATAAGTGTAGAGTTATTATATAGATATATCGCAATTCCTTTACAAGTATTAATTGTATTTTCAGTCTGATCTCCTAAGAATATATTTCTAGTTGCACCAGGAGCACCAATTACTTTAATATTTGACCCATTATTTGCATATAGTGATGTGTTATTAAAATTAACTATTTTTATATCTTGATCTATTATTATTGTTGAATTATCATATACATATAACCCTCCTGTACTAGTAGTGAGTACTACTGGATCATTACCAGTAAGACTAATATATTTAATATATGCAGTTGAATTATCAGATATATTTATAAAACCTAATGCGGCAATACCTCGTGTATTTATACTATGAATATTTTCAATATGTACAATTATACTATTACTAATATTAATACTTGAAATAAAATTAAAATAACAATTTTTAATATATGATATTGGACCATTTAGTGTTATTAATTGTGATGCTAAATTATTACTACCTATAAATACACTACTATAAATAACCATCGGCTCTACAGGTGATTCTGATATGAAATCTAATGTTTTATTTACTGTATCTTCAAAATATACACCAAATCGTGTTAATGAACCCATTGAAATTGAACTATTATTATTGTATATTGTATGAGCAATATCTCTAGTTCGTTTTAATATAATTCCATTAAATTGTAGATTGCAATTGTTTATAATTAAATTGCCATCTAGCTTAATATTTATTGTTTCAAATATTATTGGTTTATAATCAACACCTATAAATTCTGTATAAGTATTAAATGTTATAAGTTCACTTACTATTTCAATTATATTAATTAATTGCGCTGATGCAAGTCCACTATTTGAATATGCTATATATAAATAAGATTCTGTATTACCACCATCACTACTTACATCATATATAAAATATGTTTGTAATGTATTTTGAAATTGTATAAATTGTCCTCTTTTATATGAACCATTATAACCAACAGTCAACCATATTAATTCACTATAAACAACATGATTCACATCTGTAATATTAATATTAGATCCAATAGTAGTATAATTATGACCTCTAATTTTCACAGGGAATAACTGATTACCTAAAAAACCTGTATATATTGATATTATATTTGCTAAAAGATAACTACCTATTATATGAATGGTACATGTATTATTATAACCCGTCTGTTGTATTTTTAAAAATGCAGCTTCAATCGTTTTAAATGGGTTTGCTAAAGTACCATTTGTTGAACTTGAAACAGTAATATCTTCATCCACATATAAATCAAAATCATTTGGAATAATAATATCTAGTGCTGAAGGACCAGTAGCACCAGTTGCACCAGTTGCACCAGTAGCACCAGTTGCACCAGTAGCACCAGTAGCACCAGTAGCACCAGTAGCACCTGTTGCACCAGTTTCTCCGGTTGCACCAGTAGCACCAGTAGATCCTGTAGCACCTGTAGCACCTGTAGCACCAGTAGCCCCAGTAGCACCAGTAGCACCTGTAGCACCAGTAGCACCAGTAGCACCGGTAGCACCAGTAGCACCAGTAGCACCAGTAGCACCAGTAGCGCCAGTAGCACCAGTAGCACCTGTTTCTCCGGTTGCACCAGTGGCACCAGTAGCACCTGTTGCGCCAGTAGCACCAGTAGATCCTGTAGCGCCAGTAGATCCTGTCGCGCCAGTTGCACCAGTAGTACCAGTGGCACCAGTTTCTCCGGTTGCACCAGTAGCACCTGTAGCACCA